GTCCTCGGCGCTGATGGTGTTGTCGCTGCGCACAATGCTCTTGATCGCCTTGATGGCGAGGCGAAACTCGGCCGCCTCGGGATCTTCAAGACTGATGCCGCCGCCACCGCCGATTGGGTACGGCCCGTACACAGGCGCCGACGATGGGCCGATGACGATCTGTCCAGGAATCGGGGTCACCGTGTTCGGCAGGGTCGTGGTGAACGAGCTGTCGAATGGGCTCCACGGCGGGCTGCCATCCCACGGCGGGTCACCAGTACTGCATGCGGCCTGACTTTCGCTGGACATGGTCCAACCTCCTCTCGACAGGTTTCCTTAGTGTACCACGGTGGCTGCGGCGTCGTCGCCACTGATGGTGGCGGGCAACACGTGCTTGACGGCTTCGGGTGGCAACCGGATCAACTTGTCGGAACGCTTGACGAACGCGGCGAGCCCTTCGAGGCGGTCCCAGACCGCGTAGATGGGTTCTTCGTGCGTGGTGTCACGGTCAAACATGTAGACGAAGCCGTCGGCGCGCAGGGCAGCCGACAAGTAGAACAAGACGTCGTGGGCTGCGCCACGCACGACGCACAGGAAGCCCGGAGCCTTTGTGGCCATCGGATCCACTTCGCGCCACATGGCCGACACCGGGTCGCGCGTCAGGAACACCGCCGTCGACACCAGGGGGTCGTCCGCTGCTTCCTTGGGCACGACCTCGTGCAGCACATACGAGAGCACCGGCTCGAAGCCGTCCTCGGGATCGGGGTACTCGGTGAGACCGAGCAGCGAGCACTCGAACTGTTTCGCGGCCGGTGCTTCACCTTCGTCGGAAACGCGACGTTTCATGGGCATGATTGTACTCATTTTTCAGTTTGCTGGGCTCTGCTTGGCCCGCAGGACCAAAGCAGCGCGGTTCAGGTCGTCCTCGGTGACACCGGTGAACGCCTCGGTCTCCATCTTCACCGTGGCCAGCACCATGGCGACGTCGAAGGGGTCTTCGAGTTCATCGAGCCAGCAGACGATGTTCGAAACCGCCTCGTCCAGGCGTTTGGCGTGCGCTTTACGCGCGCGGGCAGTCATCACCTTCTTGGCGACGTGCTCAACCTTGATCTTCATCCGACCCCCTTTGCGGCGGGTTAGACCGCCGCCGACTCACCGTCGACGCCCATCGACGGTGTGCTGCCCAGGTCTCGTGCTACGCGCCACAACACTTCGTGGCGCAACCTAGTTAGCGGGGTGGATCAGGTGTGTCAACTTTTTTGATCCGTGTTTCTGGAACACGCGTGTCGTCGCGCGCTTGCGCGCATCTGTTCACAGGGCTTGTTATTGAAGTGCGCGGCTTCCGTCGGGGGCGGCGTTTCACAATTGCTGCGTCAGTGGAAAAAATCCTTCGAGCAGCAGATCCCCGTCTGCCTCGCGGCCCATCCGGATCAAATCCAAATCACCGTCGACAACGGCAGTCGCAAAGGCGACACATAAAACTTTTTGCTTGACGATTTGCGCGTCGATCCGTAGGTTGCTCGCTCGGGTGCGTGACGTTTTCAGGCGTCGCGCGAGAAAGAGCGGAAATGGGCGAGTGGACAGCGGCAGCCAGCCGCGCGTCTGGTCAGGTGACGACCGTGTTGCCGACCGGCCGCGAGGATTGGTTCTTCATTCCCGAGACTTGGGTGCGCGCACGGGACCTGCTGCGCGTGCCTGGTGTCGTCGTGGAACCGAAGTCGGGGCGCTTCCAAGCGCACCGGAGCCTGCTGGCGATCTTGCCAGAAGCTGCTGGTTTGTTTGACAAAAAACCGGCAAGCCGCCCTGACGAGATCGGCTCTTGGAAACTGCGTGACTACCAGAAGGTCGCGCGCGACTTCATCACCAGCCGCCACGGCACGCTCCTGGCCGACACCATGCGCATGGGAAAGACTTTCGCGGTCTGTGCGAGCCACGACCCGAAGGAAGGCCCGATGGTGGTCGCCGGGCCGCTGCAATCGCGCGACTCCGTTTGGATGACGTGGTTCCAGCGGCTGTGGCCCGAGCGCAAGGCCGTCGCGCTGGTCGGTCGTACGTATGACCGCACCGAGATCGACAATGCCGATCTCATCTTTGTGCACTATGACGTGTTGCCGGCTTGGCAAAGCATTGTGCGCCGGAAGCCCGCGCTGTTCGTGCTCGACGAAGCACACGTGCTCTCGAACCGGAAGACTGACCGTACCCAAGTCGCCAAGTTGATCGCGACAACCGCCGGTCGCACTGTCGCCGTCACCGGCACACCACTCTGGAATCGTCCCGCTGGGCTGTTCAATATCCTGGCGTGTGTCGTTCCCGGAGCCTTCGGCGGTTTCAAGGAGTTCTCCGAGCGGTACTGCGACGGGCATCCGGGCAGCCATGGTTGGGTGGCAGACGGCACGAGCAACGTCGAAGAATTCAAGGCGCGGCTCGCCGAGATCATGATCCGCCGCACCTGGCACGACGTTCGGGCCGAGCTTCCGGCTGTCGACCGAAACGTCATCCCGGTCGACATCAGCGACGCGCAGGTGCGCCGCATCGACCTTCTGTCAGAGCAGATTCGGCAAAATTCGAAGTCGACCAAGCGTGTCGAGATCGGTGAACTGGCGCGCTACCGGCGGCTCACCGGCAAGCTCAAAATCGACGCAGCGGTCGAGCTTGCTCGAAAGATCATGTCGAGCGGCGACTCCGTTGTCGTCTGGACCTGGCACAAGGATGTCGCCCGCCAGATCGCCGAGAAGATCGAACCGACAACGCTGCAGATCGACGGTGACACGCCGTCGGCAAAGCGTGAAGGAATCATCGCGCGTTGGAAGTCGGAGGTGCACACGGCGCTCGTGCTCACCATGGGTATTGGTCAGAGCGCCATCGATCTGTCGCATGCGCGACAGTGCATCTTCGTTGAGGTCGACTTCACCCCGGCCGTGGTCGCGCAGGCCGAAATGCGCACCTACAGCCCCGACAAGCCGATGGTCGTGCACTACCTGTACGTCGATCACCCAGTCGATCGTCGGCTGATCGAGGCGTTGGTTACCAAGTGTGGCAAGGCTCAAGAACTGGGCACGCCCGCAGCCGACAGCGCCATCGACGTGCTGCGTGAGGCCTTCGGTATCAGTGAAGGTTCGACCGACCTGAACGCGCTGCGTGCTGCGCTGGAGGCGTCGTCGTCGTGAGCTTCACCGGTGCGCAACTCATGCTTTGTCGGGAATCACTTCCGATTCCGGTCGGTCCCGGACGTCGGTGGCCGGGGAAGTTTCGCATCGTGACGCTCGCGAACCCGCCGGCCGAGGACATTTACGGCGACGACTTCGAGAAGCTGATCAACACCCTCGATGACATGTCCGTAGCGCATAAGACGATCACCTGTACTGCGTTCTTCGAGTTTCTCTACGACACCGGCTGGTATGGACGTTTTGTCGAGCCGTTGTACGACCTGGCCAAGGCGCAAGAAGGCAAGCCGATGTCGATCAACACCGTGCGCGCGATTTGTGTGTTGCAGTCGCTGTCGCACCGCGACGCGCAGACCGCGATCTTCAATTTCGCCAACGGTCTCGTCGAAGGAGCTATCCAGTGGTGAGCCGTCTGCCCGTCATCGACGATGCTGACGCCTACGTGCAGGTGGAGTCGCAGAGCGACGCTCTCACTGTCGACGAGGCGACCAACAAAGTCTTCGAGCAGTACGGTATCCCAAAGCTGGGTGGGGCGAGTGGTCGCGGGTGGTCTTGGTACTGTGTCACACCCGAGACTCGTGTGTTGACCGTCGATCTTCGTTGGGTTCCGGCTGGTGATTTGAAGGCCGGTCAGATGTTGATCGGGTTCGATGAGAATTCAACGACCGGTATGGGTGCCAAACGACGGCTCAAGCCTTCCAGGGTCATCACAAACATTCCGATCAAAAGGCCTGTGTACAAAGTGATTCTGTCTGACGGAACGGAATTGCGTTCGTCGGCAGAACATCCGTGGTTGGTTTTCAAATCCAATGGTGTTAGTGCAAAGCTCCTCTGGACCATGACCAAAGATTTGAAGGTTGGTCAGGCAGTCCCCAGATTTTTCAAGCCGTGGTCTGAATCGACGTCGCCAACAGCTAGCTATCTTAGTGGCATCTACGACGGCGAAGGAAGTCTGTGCGTTCAGAGTGTCAAGGCTGGTGCAAATGGTTACGTCCACCCCAATCGTGGACCATACCGTGTGGATTTTGCACAAAACGAAGGGCTTGTGTTGAACAAGGGTGTTGGCGCGCTTCGCGCTTTGGGATTCGACGCCAGCATTGTCGCTAACAAACGCGAAGAATGCAGAACAGTGTTTGTGCGCGGAGGAATCACCGAGACATTTCGCCTTCTGGGTACTGTGCGTCCCGTGCGCCTGATCGATAAGTTCGTCAAGCAGTTTCAGGAAGCCCCAATGCTTGGGCAGATTCCAAGAGCGGAGCGTTTGACCATCATCAGCGTCGAGTACGAAGGCGTTGTCGAGGTTGCGGGGCTGCAGACTTCGTCGAAGACATACTTCGCAGAGGGCTTCGGCGCGCACAACAGCACCATGCAACGCTGCTGGTACCTCTACAAGCAGAAGTACGTTGGCGAAGCTAGCCGTGTTCGTCCGAGCAAGGCGCTCGAAGTGGGCGGCTTTCTGCACACACTGCTCGCCGTCTACTACTCGGGCTTAATCGAGCAGAGCTACCCACTCTCGCCCGAGGCGCTCTACGAAGAAGTCATGAACCTCGGCGCCAATCCTGAGCGGATTGCCGAGGGGTATCGGCTCTACGAAGCGTACGTTACGCGCTACAGCGTTGACTGGATCGTGCCGCTCGCCGTCGAGCTTTTTGCTGAAGACCCAGAGACCGGCAACACCTGTCGCTATGACGGCATCGTCGAGGTCGTCGATCCGCCGGTCGGCATCACGCCCGGAATCTACGTACTGGAGCACAAGACCAGCGCACGTTTCGATGGTCAGGCGCTCGACGGCTGGCGCAACGACGGTGAGGTCATTGGCCAAATGATGATTTGGGAGAAGGCCAATCTGGAACAGCGTTTCGGTCGCTGCCAGGGCGTCATTGTCAACATGATTGGCAAACAGAAGCAGCCACAGTTCGAGCGCATCATTGTGCCGCTGCAATCGTGGCAACTCGAAGCCCACGAAAACGATCTGCGTTACTGGCGCGCGGTCGAGGCCATGAACCGCGCCACCAACACCTGGCCGCGTAGTCGCGCAAACTGCATCACCAAGTACGGCTTCTGCGACTTCTACGACCACTGCAGCAACGACGATTCATTCGGAGACGGCAAGTGACCGACGGCACCATCGACCCGCAGTTCTTGCGTACGCTGCTTGTGTCGAACGCGATTTGGGCGGCAGGCAGTGACGCTCGTGCTCACCGGCATTGGAATGGCCGACGCGGCTCTCTGTCGGCATTGCAAAAACTGCTGTGAACCGCTCGACGGTACGACGACGGAGCTTTGCACAACTTGTGCGCTCGGGGCTCACAACAAAGGGAGAACGCAATCATGAGAGTCGTCAATTTGGACACCAACGCGCCCAAGCGCCGGATCACGGTGTTGAGCTACGGCGCGAGTCGCGCGGGCAAAACCCGTTTTGCGGGCAGCTTTCCTAGACCGTTGTTCTTGTCGGACAACAGCGAGGGCGGCTGGGAAACCCTGCGCAACATGGACCAGAACGCGTGGTACGAGCCCGACGTCGCTCCCAAGGTCTGGGCGTTGGAGAAGGCCGAGGACATGGCCCAGGCCGTGGCCTCCATCGACAAGATCTGTCGGGGCGAGACCCTGACCATTGGCGGCGTGAAGTACGCGCCCGGTGACATCCAGACCGTCGTCGTTGATTCGCTCACGTTCTACGCGGACAGCTATCTGACCGCGCTGGAACGCGCAGGCGGCAAGGACATGCGCCAGATCTACCAGCGCCTGGGCCAGCACTTGCGCGAGGTCATGGTGCGTGTGCACGAACTGCCGGTCAACGTCATCTGGATTTGCCTGGAGAAGGCGCCCGACGAGGACAACCCGTCCACCGGTGGTGTGCTCGTGGCTGGTCAGACGCGTGACAAGGCTCCGGCTCGCTGTGACTACTGGATGTACCACCGCACGTTCACCAAGAACCCGACCATCGGGCCCGAGTACGAGGTGCGCACCAAGAAGTTCGGGCCGTGGCCGGCGGGTGGTCGCGATGAGGGCGCCCTTCCCGATCCGCTGCCCGAATGCAACTACCGCGCAGTGGCTGAGGCGCTCGGCATCATCGGCTCGTCGGCGGGGAAGTACAGCAACGAGGAGATGGCTGCCAGGAAAGCGGCCGAGGCAGAAGACGATCAGCAGCAGCAACAGCAGCAGAACAATCGCGTCGTGTCGACGCCGGCCAATAATGGCCCGGCGGTAGTGGGTCCGACTCGCCGCGTCGTCACCCCCAATTCTGGGCGGCAGACCCCCCGCTAGTGCAACCGCAGTAGAGAAAAAACGGAGAAACGAACATGGCTGACATCGGACAGGACTACATCGACTTCATGCCCAAGCTGGCGACGGCGGCGACGAACGACGGCGCGCAGGGCTTCGTGGCCCCCTCTCCGGGCGAGCACGAGTTCGAGATCAAGGAGGTCACCCTGGGTCACACCAAGAAGGGCGACAAGATGATGCTCACCGTGCAGTTCGAGTGCGCCGAGGGCGACCCCGACAAGGGCAAGCAGTGCCGTGGCTGGTACGTTCTCGACCCCGATAACGACTTCAACGTCGAGCGCCTCAAGAACCTGCTCGACGCGGCGGGCGTGGCGATCGACGCCAACGGCGGCTTCTCGAAGAACAGCCTGATCGGCGCGCACCTGCTGGCGACGATCGAGAACGAGGAGCGCCCCGACGGCATGAACAGCGAGGGCAAGGAGGTCGTCAAGATCTTCACCCGCCTGAACCGCGAGCGCCCGGTGGCCACGCAGCAGAAGGTTGTCCCGCCGCAGATGCGCGGCAAGGGCACCAACGGCCCGGCCGCCCGTCGCTAGTCGACGGCGCGAGCGACAGGTGATCTGAAGTGGCGCGCGAGCGCGCCACTTCAGATCACGCAATTACAAGGAGAGCGAGATGGGGGTCGGCCAAGCCTTGTCCCCCCCTCGGCGAAGCCGACCCCCATCTCGCTTTTGCTTCCAACGAGGGGTTGCGTCATGCCTAAGCAAAAGGTCGTGTCCGAGGCGCTGCGCTACTGCGTGATGCGTGCGGTCTCGACCATGACCCCTAAGCGTTTCGACGAGATCTGGTGGGACGTGGTCAACGACTACGGGCGGGTCACGGTGCGTCAGGTATATCGCGCGCTCGCTGTCCTGCGCGAGACCGGCAGTATTCGCCGTGTGCGCTCCGACTCGACGCAATGGGGCTATCTGCGTCGGCGTCGGCGTCGGCGTTTCAACGCGCGAACGACGCGAAAGGCCGTCGCATGAACGCGCAGGCACCAAACCCAACGCTCGTGCGCGGCACCACCACCGGCGCCGACTGCGCCAACTGCCCGTTCTCCAAGAACGGCGTGGCGGTCAAGCCGGTGGTGTCCGAAGGACCGATCGACCCTGACTGGGTGATCGTCGGAGAAGGCCCCGGCTCGCAAGAGGTCAGAGAACAGCGCCCTTTCTGTGGCCCGTCTGGTCGGCTGCTCAATCAGGCGCTCGCGGCTATCAACGTCGACCGCACGCGCTTGCACGTTACCAACGCGACGTGTTGCCTGCCGCCGCCCAACGCCACCGACACCCAGAAGAAGAAGGCGCAGATCTGCTGCGCCCCAAGGCTGTCGGCTGAACTGGCGCAATTTCCGAGCAAGCCCGTGCTCGTGCTGGGCGCCATCGCCGCGCAGGGCTTTTTGGGTGACAAGTTCTCCATCACTCAGATGGCGGGCGCGCTGTTCGAGCGCGACATCGACGGTACTGGCAGCCGGTACTTCATTCCGACTGTGCATCCGGCCGCCATCTTGCGTGGTGGCGCTGGCGGTGGTTCTGGGGCGCACACCGTCGATCTCCTGTTCGTGAACCTCGTCTACGACGCCAACAAAGTGAGTCGGCTCGCCGCTGGCAAGCAGGTGGTGTTCCCG